ATGGTAACTATCCAAATCATTCAATATATACTGCTCAAATTGCAGAGGGAAGCATAACAGTTAGAGAAGTTGGCAATGTGCCTATTGCAGCGACATACGATGAAGAGGGCGAAATATTAACAGAAGCAAGTTTTAATGAAGATTTTGCAGTTGATATAGTGAGTGACTATGAATTACCTGTGAGCAAATATATAGTAGAAGAAAAACATTGGTATAACGAATGGGTATAATGGAAAATCTTAGGACTATTTTAACAACATTGGTCGGAGGCATTGTTTCATTTGCGAACTTTAAATTGATGTCTATTTCGGTCACAGAACAAATGGAGGTGGCAAATGGAGTTATCGGTATTTTGGTAGGGTTATTAACTATGGCTTATTTAATGATAAAAATAACCAAAACAAATGAGAAAGATAAATGAAATAATAATCCATTGTGCTGATACACCTCCCAATATGTATGTAGATGCTGCGATGGTAAATGAATGGCATTTAGAAAGAGGTTGGTCAGGCATTGGCTATCATTACTTTATAAAAAGAGATGGTCAGATAGAGATAGGTAGACCATTAGAGACACAGGGAGCACATTGCTCAGGTCATAACGCTGATAGTATAGGGATATGCTATGCAGGGGGATGTGATGAGGATATGAATCCTGAAGATAACAGAACAGAAGAGCAGAAGGAGTCTATCCTTTTACTCTTAGAAGTTTTAAAAAATATATTTCCACAGGCATCCATACACGGACATAGGGATTTTTCGGACAAAGAATGTCCAAGTTTTGATGCTACAAAAGAATATGGTTTGATATGGCAGGTTGGATAACACAAATTATAGGAGGTCTTCTTGGTAACGCTACGGATATAATTGATGAGGTTATAACCACTAAGGAAGAGAAGGAAGAATTAAAGATTAAGATGAAAGACTTAATTGTTAGTTCGGAGGTCGAGCTTGAAAAGGGTATAACTCAGCGTTGGAAGGCAGATATGAAAAGTGATTCTTGGTTGTCTAAGAACGTAAGACCTATGGTCTTAATATTTTTAGTGACATCCACAGTACTGCTTGTCTTTATAGATGCGGGGTGGATAGGATTTACCGTTCAGGATAAGTGGGTAGACTTATTACAGTTAGTGTTAATAACAGTTATAGGAGCGTACTTTGGAGGACGTTCATTTGAGAAGATAAAAAAATAAATATAATAAAAATGCACGATATAAGGAAGATAGCCGTTGGTGTGGATTATAAGACAGCAATGCATTATGTTGTAGGTCAGGATATCCTTCATGGNTCACACACAATTCACCTTGTTGTGTTTGAACAGGACGCAGGTGTTTATAAAATTTACATAGAAGACAACAGCGATGGTTGTATATTCCTATGGAAAAGTTTTACACCTTCAATGCCTGTTAGTGTAGAATATAATATAGAATTTTAATGAGACCATTACATCAGTATCTTGTTAAACCAGTGGACGGACGCAGGTATGACAACACTAAAGAGATGGGTGGAATAGAAATTATTACATCTACATCTGAAGAAGACCATAATTTTAGCAATAGGTATGCCGAGGTTGTGGCTTTGCCGTTAACAGGTAATACATCAGGAGTAAAGGTAGGAGACATACTACTTGTTCACCATAATGTATTTAAGTTTTACAATGACATGAAGGGTAGACGCAAGAGCGGTAAGTCCTTCCTTAAGGAAGACCTGTTCTTAATTGACCCTGACCAGTTCTATATGTACAAAAGGAATAACGAATGGTATGCATATGATAGATACTGCTTCGTTAAGCCTATTAAAATGAAAGAAGATAAATACATCAGCTCTAATGGACTCGAACCATTAACTGGGGTGTTAACACATCCAAATGACTATCTGCTCTCACAGGGCTTAAAAAGGGGTGATGAGATTAAGTTTGCTCCTGACTCAGAGTACGAGTTTATAATTGATAGTGAGATTTATTATAGGGTATATGACCATATGATTACAATAAAAATATAATACTATGGATGTTGAGAAAATGAAAGGCGAAATAATTAGTGCAGGTGAGCAAGCTGTTAAGGAACTAATTAAAGTAGCAAAGGAAAGTATAATTAAAAAGGCAGGTGACAAGGAAACTCTTTCTGAAAAAGAAGAAGCTCTTGCTGCTGACAGGTTAAAGAATGCGGCAGCCACAAAGAAACTAGCAATATTTGATGCATTTGAAATACTCAACAGGATAGAGCAAGAAAAAAATATGCTTGAAGCTATTAAAGAAAATGGTGGCAAGGCTATATCAACTAAAGGAACAGGATTTGCAGAGTCAAAGTCTAGATAAGTTATACACCACGGAACCTCACCTTCTTTCAAAGAGGGAGCTGTCCATAAAGAACGGTAAGAGATTATGGAAGTATGGGTATGATAAAGAGAGTGATTTAGTTGTTATATCTAAAACAGGTCAAGTAGGTGATATATATAACATTCAAGGACTAAGGATTGGGTTACCTCTGTTTAATCCTAAGGACAAGTTAATTATTGTTAGGTCAAAAAAAAAGAGTGAGCAATATTGGGAGAGAACTTCTCCTCCTAAGGCAATAGACCAAATTAAAACAATATTTCAGTGGAACGATAAGCCAAAGTATTTTAAGGATTTATGGGTTCCTTATGTGGAGAATGAATTTGATAGGCGTGAGAGAGGAGTATTCTTTGCTAACAATGGCAAGCCTACTTATATTACAGGCTCACACTATATGTATCTTCAGTGGTGTAAGATTGATGTGGGTTATGCAGACTTCCGTGAAGCCAATAGAATTTTATTTATCTACTGGGCTGCTTGTCAGGCTGACAATAGAAGTTACGGAATGAACTATGTTAAGATTAGGCGTTCAGGATTTTCTTTTATGTCTGCTTCAAATGCTGTGGATATAGGAACTATATCAAAGAACGCTAGGATTGGTATCGTATCCAAGACAGGTGCTGATGCTAAGAAGATGTTTACTGACAAGGTTGTACCTATGAATACAAACCTGCCATTCTTCTTCAAGCCCATCATGGATGGTATGGATAAACCTAAAACTGAATTAGCTTACAGGATTCCAGCAGCAAAGATTACTAAAAAAAATATGACCATTGAAGATGATGGTGAATACACACAAGGTTTGGATACCACAATAGATTGGAGGAACACAGACAACAACTCTTATGATGGTGAAAAATTACAGTATTTGGTACACGATGAGAGTGGTAAATATTTAAAGCCTAACGATATAAAAGAATCATGGCGTGTCCAAAAAACTTGTCTTAGGTTAGGTAAAAAGATTATAGGCAAGTGTATGATGGGTTCAACTGTCAACGCACAGAACAAGGGAGGTAAAGAGTTTAAGGATATGTACTTTGATTCTGACCTGACAAAAAGAAATAGTAACGGTCAGACTAAGAGTGGGCTATATAAAATATTCATTCCTATGGAGTTTAACCTAGAGGGGTTCATAGATAGATATGGTATGCCTGTTATCAATACTCCTCCTAAACCAGTGTTGGGAGTTGATAATGAAATGATTGACATAGGTGCTGTTGAGTATTGGGAAGGAGAAGTTGACTCACTTAAAGGAGATGCCTCTGCTCTTAATGAGTTTTACAGACAGTTTCCAAGAACTGAATCTCACGCATTTAGAAATGAGAGCAAGCAGTCTTTATTTAATCTAACTAAAATTAATGAACAGATAGATTATAATGATGGTAACATTGAGTCTCATCATGTTACATCAGGAAACTTCACTTGGAAGGATGGAATAAAAGATACGGAGGTAATATTCTCACCTCAGCAAGGAGGAAGATTTAGGATTAGTTGGACTCCTGAAAAAAGATTAACAAACCTTAGAGAAAAGCGTAATGGTATATACTATCCTGTTAACGAACACTTAGGTGCATTTGGCTGTGATAGTTATGACATATCAGGAACAGTAGGAGGAGGGGGTTCCAAGGGTTCTTTACATGGATTGACTAAGTTTAATATGGACAATGCTCCAAGTAATGAATTCTTTTTAGAGTATATATCTAGACCACAGACTGCTGAGATATTTTTTGAAGATGTTCTTATGGCTTGTGTCTTTTATGGGATGCCTATACTAGCAGAGAACAATAAGCCTCGTCTGTTGTATCACTTTAAGAACAGGGGGTACAGAGGATATAGTATGAATAGACCTGATAAACATTACACAAAGTTATCCAAGTCTGAAAAAGAATTAGGAGGAATACCTAACTCTAGTGAAGATGTAAAGCAAATACACGCAGCCTCAATAGAGGCTTATATAGAGAAATATGTGGGTTATGATTACGAAGGTTTGTTTAGAGACTCAGAAGACATAGGTATGATGCCTTTCAATAGAACTCTAATTGATTGGGCGGAATTTGATATTAATAACAGAACTAAGTTTGATGCTTCCATATCATCAGGGTTAGCTATACTTGCCTGTCAAAAACACCTATATAAAGCTGAAAAGAAAGATTCAAAAATTAGTGTTAACTTTGCACGGTATAATAATACAGGCAACAACAGTCAACGCATAACATAAATATATGAAAGAAGATTCAATGGTAAGTGTTTCTTACACAAGCTTTCCTAGCTCGGCAGTCGGTGACAAAGAGAAGGATACTATAGAGTATGGATTACAGGTAGGTCAAGCCATTCAATACGAATGGTTTAAAAGAGGTGGAGCATCAGACTCTAGATATTATTCAAGGTATAATGAATTTGATAATCTAAGAAGGTACTCAAGAGGAGAACAAAGTATAGCAAAATATAAAAATGAGATAGCCGTTGATGGTGACTTGTCTTACCTAAATCTAGATTGGACTCCCGTTCCAATCATACCAAAGTTTGTTGATATAGTTGTTAATGGATTAAATGAAAGAGACTTACGACCCGTATGTACTGCTATTGACCCGTTATCACAAGAAAGGAAGAACCAATACCAAGATACCTTAGAAGCTCAAATGGTTTCTAGGGAAGCGTTGTCTTTGATAAAAGAGAAAGGTAATATTAATCCTTTTATGCTAGACGAGGGTGATATGCCTCAGACGGATGAAGAGATGATGTTGCATATGCAGTTAAAATATAAGCCCGCTATTGAGATGGCTGAAGAGGCTGCTATTGAATCTGTTCTTAAGGATAATAAATATGATTTAATTCGTAAGCAGGTTGATTACGATATAGTTACCTTAGGAATGGGAGTTGCGAAACATGAATTTCTTAAGGGAGAAGGTGTTAAAATTTCTTATGTTGACCCTGCTAATGTAGTTCATTCATACACAGAAGACCCACACTTTAGTGATGTATTCTATTGGGGAGAGTTTAAAACAATGCCTTTAACAGAGTTGTTTAAAATTAAACCTGACCTTACGCCTGAGGATATAAAAGACATTTCACAGGCAAGCACAGACTGGTATCAGTATCACGGTATCAATCAGGTAGATGACAGTATATATACAGGAGAAACTTGTTCTTTAATGTATTTTAATTTTAAGACTACCAATAAAGTTGTATACAAGAAAAAAATTCTTGATTCAGGTGCAATGAAAATGATTGAAAAGACTGACGAGTTTAATCCTCCTGAAGAAATGTTAGAGGAGGGAAGGTTTGAGAAGATTGAAAAAACTATTGATGTTTGGTATGAAGGAGTAATGGTAGCGGGAACAGACATTGTTATTAAATGGGAGATGGCTGAAAATATGGTGAGACCTAAATCATCATCCCAACACGCAATGTCTATGTATGTTGCTGTTGCTCCAAGAATATACAAGGGTTCGTTAGAGTCCTTAGTTAGGCGTATGATTCCATTTGCTGATTTAATCCAAATGACTCACCTTAAGTTGCAGCAAGTAATATCAAGGGTAACTCCCGATGGTGTGTACATTGACGCAGATGGTCTTAATGAAATAGACCTAGGGAATGGAGAGGCTTACTCACCTGAGGAGGCACTAAAACTTTACTTTCAAACAGGTTCTGTTATTGGTAGAAGCTACACATCAGAGGGGGAATACAATCATGGTAAAATTCCTATCCAAGAGCTTAGCCATAATAGTGGAGCAAATAAAACTCAGATGCTTATAGGTAACTACAACCATTACCTCAATATGATTAGAACTGTAACAGGTTTAAATGAAGCGAGAGATGGCAGCACTCCCGACCCAAGAGGGTTGGTTGGGTTACAGAAAATGGCTGCATTAAATTCTAATACAGCTACTCGTCACATACTTGACGGAAGTATTTATATGTATCATATGATATCTGAAGCTTCATCTTTAAGAATAGCAGACATCTTAGAGTATGCATCATTTAGAGAAGATTTTGTATCTAAGGTAGGCAAGTATAACTCTTCATTACTAGACCAAATATCAGGTTTATATTTATATGATTTTGGTATATATATTGAGATTGCTCCTGATGAAGAGGCAAAGCAAATGCTAGAGCAGAATATACAAATGGCTTTATCTAAAGGTGATATATACCTAGAGGATGCTATTGATATTAGGGATATAAACAACACCAAACTTGCAAACCAATTACTCAAAGTTAAGCGTAAAGGTAAGCAAGAACGTGATGAGAAGATGCAGATGCAGCAACAAGCTATGCAACAGCAGATGCAGCTACAGCAACAACAAATGTCCTCACAAGTCGCTCAACAAAAAGCTGAGGCTGAAACAAACAGCAAGGTTACCATTGAGCAAGCTAAGAGCCAATTTGAAATAGCTAAACTAAATAAGGAAGCCCAGCTCAAGCTAATGTTAATGGAAAGAGAGTTTAATTATCAGATGACCATACAAGGACAGACTGCACAGCAGTTAAGTGAGAGAGAAAATAAAAGAGAAGATAAGAAGTCTGAACGGATATCACAACAGAATAGCGAACAGTCTGAACTTATAAATCAAAGACAAACTAAAGGTGCTCCCTTAAAGTTTGAGTCTAATGAAGATAGCTTAGATGGATTCCATTTAGGAGAATTTGACCCTAGATAGTAAATGAATAGCAATCAGAAATACAGACTGTCTATATTAATAATAGTCTTTATAGCCCTATTTATAATATTAACTTTTATAAGGGCGGTTATAACAGGAGAACATCTTGACCCTAAAGTAAGAGATACAGTTGCAGGAGTTATGATGGCTATGATAGCAATAGTGAGTATGATTATTGGTGGAAACGAAAAGTAAAGTGGTAAAAATAGAAAAAATAGTAAGTAATTTTATATAGTTTTGTAAACATATACAATTTAATTTAATTTATATATACATGGAATTTAAAAACGTAAAAGTAAAAGATGCAGTACAAGAAGAAAAAAGTAAAGCCGAGCGTGAAGAAGAAGTCCTCAGCTCTACCGAAGGTCATACGGAATTGCAGGAAGAAGAAGTAGGTGTACCTAAAATTGATTTAAGCCAACCTACTGAACCTACCGAGGAGAAAGCTCCCGTAGAAGAAGAAGAAACTAAAGAAGAAGATGTGCCTGAGCTTTCAGAAGAGCAGGTACTTGAGTATATTAAATCTAAACGGGATGGTTTAGAGTTAAATAGCATTGATGAGTTGTTCAATAAAGGGGAGCCTACTCCTCAAGAACTACCTGAAGATGTGCAAGCGTTCTTAGAATATAAGAAGAGTACAGGCAGAGGAGTTGATGATTATGTTAAACTAAACAGAGACTTTGATGCAATGAATGGCGATACTTTGATTAAAGAGTATCTATTATTAACTGAAGAAGGAATAGACGAAGAAGACCTTGACATATATATGCAAGACTTTGACTATGATGAAGACCTTGATGATGATATGGATATTAAGAAAGCAAAACTAGCCAAGAAAAAAGCGATTGTAAAAGCTAAGGAATACTTCAATGAACAAAAGCAAATGTACAAAGAGGCTGCTGTGTCAGAGTCTCAATCAAATGTATCTGCTGAAGACAAGGAGGATTACGAAAGCTATAAGCAATATATAGCAAATGCTAAAACTTCGGAGGAAGCAGCCGAGCGTAGAAGGTCTGCATTTGAGAGTGAGACAGATAGTGTTTTTAACAAAGACTTCAAAGGTTTTGAATTCGGTATTGGAGAGGATACTAGTCTTTCATATCAAGTGAATGACATTGAAAAGGTGAGGGATAGTCAGAAAGATATCCGTAATTTTGTGGGGAAATATATGGATGATGACGGAACCATCATTAACGTGGCTGAATACCACAAGGCTTTAGCAGTAGCAATGAATCCTGATAGGTTCGCTAAGTTTTTTTATGAGCAAGGAGTAGCGAAAGCTACAGAAGATGTGACAAAGAAAATTAAAAATGTAAATATGGACGAGCGAAGAACTCCATCTAAATCCCAATCAGATGGATTCCAAGCCAGAGCCGTAAGCCAATCATCAGGACGAGGATTAAAAATAAAAGCTCCAAGAGGGAGCTAATTAATAACTTTTAAATTTTTGAAGTAATGGCAATAAATGCAACACCAACATATAGTTTACAGCCAAGCAGCAAACAGGTTGCTTTGAGCACAAACTATATAACAAATTTTGATTTCTTAAATCAATATCTTCCAGATGTGTACGAAAAAGAATTCGAGCGTTATGGAAACAGAAGTATATCATCATTCTTAAGAATGGTGTCAGCGGAACTTCCAACTGATTCTGATATGATTAAATGGTCAGAGCAAGGAAGATTACACACCAAGTATGTAGACGTAGGGGCAGCCACAGGAACTAATGGTGATGCCAAAGTAACATTTCACGTTAATGATACTATTAGCGACTACTTAGCTATTCGTAAAGGACAGACCGTAATGGTAACTGCTAACATCGGTGTAGGCTCTAATAAGGGTATCGTTGTTGCTGTAAATACAACAGCAGCAACATTTGATGTGGCTTTCTATGAAACAGGTGGACTTGCTATAGCGGGTACAGGTGTAAATGAGGCAGACTTTACAGTATTCATTTATGGTTCTGAGTTTAAAAAAGGAACCGTTGGAATGGAAGGTTCTTTAGAAGCTGAAGATGATATCTTTGACAACAGCCCAATTATCCTTAAAGACAACTACGAAGTTAGTGGTTCTGATATGGCTCAAATCGGTTGGATTGAAGTTACTACTGAGAACGGAGCAAATGGATACCTATGGTATCTAAAGAGTGAGTCAGAAACTCGTCTACGTTTTGATGATTATCTAGAGACTTCTATGATAGAAGCTGTTCCTGCTGAGTCAGGTTCAGGTGTAGCTAATGCTACTCACAACCCAACCTTTGGTAACAAAGGTTCTGAAGGTGTATTCTACACTGTAGGTAACAGAGGAAATGTATGGGGTGGAGGAAACCCAAGTACACTTGCTGAGTTTGACACAGTGGTATCTCGTCTTGATAAGCAAGGTGCTATTGAAGAGAATGCATTATTCTTAGACAGAGGATTTAGCTTTGACATTGATGATATGTTAGCAGCTCAATCTTCTAATGCAGCAGGCGGAGTATCTTATGGTCTTTTTGACAACAGTGAGAACATGGCTTTAAACCTAGGGTTCAATGGATTCCGTAGAGGATATGACTTTTATAAAACTGACTGGAAATACCTTAACGACCCTACAATGCGTGGCGGTTTAAAGTTAGGTTCAGGCTCAGGTGCTATTCATGGTTTACTTGTTCCAGCAGGAACTACTTCTGTGTATGACCAAGTAATGGGTAAGAATGCTAAGCGTCCTTTCCTACACGTTAGGTATCGTAAGTCATCTACTGAAGATAGAAAGTATAAAACTTGGATTACAGGTTCAGCAGGTGGTGCAGCTACTAGCGACCTTGATGCAATGCAGGTTAACTTCCTATCAGAGAGAGCTATCTGTACTTTAGGTGCAAACAACTTCTTTTTATTCCAAGAGTAATAAGATGAGTATATTTTTTGGGAGGGGAGAAATCCTCTCCCTATTTTTTAATTTTATATAATTTATTGTAATGAAGAAAAAACAAGAATATGTAGACAGAGCTTATAAGCTCGTAAGGAATGAAGCACCTTTATCATATATGCTTCCATCAAGACATACAAGACGCTCACCTTTACTTTATTTTGATGAAGATTCAGGAACACAAAGAGCAATGAGGTATGCGTCTAACCAACGTTCAGTCTTTGAAGACGAGCAGGATTCAAATGCAATCCTAGAGCCTATCATTTTTGAAGATGGTATGCTGACTGTTGGTAAAGAAAACCAAACACTTCAAAAGTTTCTACACATACATCCATTGTATAATAAAAAATTCGTAGAGATAGATAAAGAGAAAGATGCCTCCGTTGAGGTTGATATAATTAATGCAGAAGCTCAAGCCTTAACAATAGCTACAAGCCTTACCATAGACCAATTGGAAATGCTTACCAGAGGATTGTTCGGCAAAGACCCTAGTGTAATAACTACAGCAGAAATGAAAAGGGATGTATTGGTTTTTGCAAAGACTAATCCTACTGATTTCAATCAAGCAATGGAAGACCCTACAATGAAGTTCAAGTCAGAGATACAAACATTCTTTGACCAAAGAATGATACTGTCTCGTAACAAAGGTAGAGAGGTTTTCTTTAACTTGGAGGGAAACAAAAAGCGTATGCTAACAGTAGAGTTTGGTAGAACAGTTGAAGACGCTTGTGCTGAGTACTTTAAAACAGAAGACGGCAAGGAAGTTTTTAGTATGCTAAACAATCTGTTATAAGTTCATTTTAACTAAAAGCAAAAGGATAGCTCAGAAATGGGTTATCCTTTTTTTGTGTTATCTTTGTACAAAATTATCAAGATATGATTAACTCAGTTAGAAACACAGTGCTGTCAATTCTCAATAAGAATAACTACGGCTATATATCACCTTCTGATTTTAACCTGTTTGCTAAACAAGCACAGTTAGATTTATTTGAGGATTATTTTTATAGTTATAACACACAAATAACAAAAGAGAATGCAAGGCGTAGTCACTCAGATAATGCAGATATTGCAAAAAGCATACTAGAAGTTATAGAGGATTTCAGTGAGGTTACCACATTAAATACAGTGGCGAGCGGTAACGTGTTTTACCTGCCAAGAGAAAATGTAGAAGGTTACAACTACTACCTTGTTAACTCTATTATAAAAAGGGGAATACTTACTAGCGGAACGACAACAAGCTCAGACGCTGCCCAAAATCTACTAATAGATTCAAGTGCAAACTTTACTGCTACCACAGAAGACCAAGTGGCTGTAGGGGATACTGTGATAACATCCANAGGAAGAGTTTTTATAACAGCTATACCCAACTCAACAACATTAGCAACAACAGGTTTGTTGTTTAACGCATCAGGTATCAGCTACTCTGTAAGTAGACCTGTTAATTATAATTCTGTAGATGTAGAAAAGATATCCAGAAGTAAGATTCAAATGTTAATGAATAGCTTATTAACACAGCCATCTGATTCATTTCCTGCTTATGTTATGCAAGCCGATACAGTAGAATTGTTTCCTGTAAGAGTTTACAGCTTCGGGGAAATTGAGGCTAACTGTATACGATATCCAAAAGAGCCTAAATGGACTTATATATCCCTGAGCGGAGGAGAGCCTGTGTTTGACTCATCAGCAGTAGACTACCAAGACTTTGAGCTTCCATCATCAGACGAACCTAATTTGGTTATGAAGATATTACAATATGCAGGTGTGAGTATAAGAGAGGCAGAGGTCGTGGCTTATACAAAATCAGAAGAGGTTTATAACGAACAACAAGAACAACAATCATAAAAGATATGGGTTATATTACAGATAAGAATTACTATGATAATGCTGCTAATCACGGTAGCTATCAGTATGTATCATTGCAAGATATAGTTAACAACTTTATGCTGATGTATACAGGTAATCACTCATTAATAAATAATGAGGAAAGATATAAAATACTATTCCACGCTAAGAGAGCTATTCAGGAATTGAACTATGATGCAGCTAGAGAATTAAAAGTTCTTCAGTTAAATGTTACAGACAACTTAACATTTATACTGCCTCCTGATTATGTAAATTGGGTTAGAATATCCTTATATAAGGATGGTGTATTAAGACCGTTAACACAAAATGTTCAGACAAATTACGCAAAGGCTTACTCACAGGAAGCTGATGGTGATGTAATATTTAATTCAGATGGGAGTGTAGTTCTTATTGATTCAGAGATTAACTCAGATAGATTGGACGGAACTAAAAGAAGTATATACCTGAATCCTAGAAATCCATTTCATGGTATGGAAGGATATGAATTAGATGGGGATTGGTATTTTAAATTCAATATGGGTGCAAGGTTTGGTCTTAATACTGAGACAGCAAATATGAACCCAACATTTCGTATAGATAAAAAGACTGGCGTTATTAACTTCTCTTCTGAAATGTTAGGAGAAAGCTGTATACTTGAGTATATATCAGATGGAATGGAAAACGGAGACAACTCTTCAATAGGTGTAAACAAATTATTTGAACAGTATGTATACGCATACATAGAGGCAGAAATGCTTAACTCAAAACTTGGAGTGCAGGAATATATTGTACATAGAGCTAGAAAAAGAAAGACAGCACTTCTTAGAAATGCTAAGATTAGGATTAGCGATATGCATCCGTCTAAAATAATGCAAGTAATGCGTAACAAAGATAAATGGTTGAAGTAATATGGCAGAATTAAAAAGAACTTTTGTACAGGGCAAAATGAATAAGAAGTTGGATGAGCGTCTTATTCAGGATGGGGAGTATGTTGATGCTTTAAATGTTAGGGTTAACTCTAATGATGGGGGGCAGCAGGGAGTTGCTGAAAACGCTATGGGTAATACTCAGCTAACTGATATAATTTGGAATCAAGTGTCATTAAGTTCAAATGCAAAAGTTATAGGCAGCTATGAGGATGGCTCTAACGAAACTATATATTGGTTTATACACGATGAGATGACACACACCACCAGACCTGTGGGAAAGAT